CTTAACTGTTCAGTGGTAGGTTTTACTGCACCTTCAACACTGTAGTGGTCTTCTACTTTTTCAATAAAAGCCATGTCAAACTCAATTTCTAGTGCTTCAACAAGCGCAGCATTTGAAGGTGTTTGAACCATAAAACTATTCTTTAACCTGTCTACTAATTGCTTTTTAAAACCCTTAGTCTCAACACTATGAAGTAGAGGCGTTGAATTTTCAGCAGTCTTTATAGCAGCCATAACAGACGTGGCATCATCTGGGTGGAGAAAACCTGCACCTAACATTTCAGCCATAGTGTTTAAGTTAATTCCACTACCAGCAGGATTAAACATTCCATTTTGGATTTGTGCTAAAACTGCAATTGAATTTTGCTTAAATGTATCGTTATAAAGAATGTCATCTTTTTCCATAACAGCTTTGCGCTGTGTGTTAATGGTGGACATAGAAACGCCAGCACCTGTTAGGGCAACAATCATTTCTGGGGGTACAGGTTTATTAGGATTACTAGCTGTAAAAGTGTAGTAATTATTCCAAGCTGTTTGAACGTCTACCTTCTGTTGAGCTATTGCAGCAGTCGCAGCTTCCCTTTCTTCTCTAGCCTGTTCATCAGCAATGTAATCGTCAGCAGCTTCTAGGGCTGCAATGGCTTTAATGTTTGTGACTTTCTTACCATTTGGCCCAGTGGCATAAATGCTTTTCTCAGCCAGTTCACGGGCAAACCAATTATTTGTTTGTTTGTATGCAGCTATAAAAGAATCAAAAGTATTTTTAGCTGCTTCTGGTCTGCTCACAACTCCAGTGTTTACTGTGTCATCTATAATTGATTGGACTTCAATTAGACCAGATTCTCTTGATAGACTTCCTTCTTGTACAGACAACATAATGCTGCCAAGATTTTCGTCCATAAGGACTACAGCATCACCACGGATACGTGAATCTAAATAGCTACTGTGCTGTGCGCGAAGTGAAGATTCAACTTCTCTCATGCGCCCCATAGCTCCAGCAACCATGAACTTATTGCCATTCAAAGATTGAGCTAAAGATTCTTTTTGTTTAGAAAAAAATTCCTCTATACCAGTGCCATCTTCTGGTGCTGTAGTCTTCCATTCATTCCATGCAGCTTTTGTGTCAGTGCCAAATTTGTTGCCGAGTTTCTGTCCACGGAGTTCTAAAATCCTTGCTTGCACGGCTGGTGATTCATGGGCGTACATTTGCATGTTGTGCAAAGCATCCACATTAGTTGCGTCTAAACTGTCTGATAGAGATAGGTATTCTGCACGAGCCTTATCTTCTAATTCTTTTTTCTTACTCATACTTCCAGCAAGTCTCTCAAGACCCTGTGCTATGCCAGAATTTTGTGCTTCAGGACGGACGTAGAAGTCCCCTGCTGAAGCCGCAGGGCGAAGTGCTGTCACCTCGATGCCAGTATTTGTCGCCATTGTTGTTCCTTAATATTCTGTGTAATCAGTTTGTCCAGCAGGACTAGAGTCAAAATAACCATTGTCATAGGCAGCGTTGCCAATTTCTAAACCCGTAGCTAGTAAGCTTGGCCCACGTTTACCCCGACCATCAGCTTGGACTCGCAAGCCCTCTAGCTCATATTGTGTTTGCTGGAGTTTGTATTCATAGTTGGTATTGATGTTCTGCTTGTTTCGGGCTTCCACTGCTCTCTTGTCACGCATAATTCTTCCAACTATTGACCCACTCATTCCTTCGACAGAAGCTTCATAACTAGCTTGTGCTTCTCGGGCTTTAATAGTGTCTTGGAAAAGTTTGTCAGAGGCTGCCGTACTGTCTTGCAGGGTTGCCATGTTTTTCTGCGAGATTTGCTGCAAGTAATTAGCACGTACAGCTTTGTTCTGTGCGTCAGCAGCTTCTTGCTTTTCAATAAATTTTACACCTGCTGAAGCGACTGACAACATCATAGGGTTGCACATGTTATTTCACCTTTACAAATTCATAGAATGGTTCCTTGCCCACCCCAAAGTCGGGGATAAGTTGAATCATTGTGAAGCCCATCCATTGAAGCCATCGGATAGCTTTAGGATTCTCTGCATGGACATAATTAAATAGTAGGTCGTAGTCTGAATGAACTACTTCTAGCCACTCCCTACACTCTTTTTGAAGCTGCCTTGTGTGTTTGTAGATGCCCTTGCTGCCTAGCATCCAAGGCACTCCTGCAAAATCCTGGGGGGAAGATACGACACCAAACATAAGGATAGGCTCACCCACTTCATCAACAGCCACATAGGATGCATCTGAAGCGTTAAGTGACAGAGTTAAAGCTGTAACTGGCCCATACCCACAAGAGACTTTTAGTTCATGCTTATCAGCTTCTCTTAGACGTGGGCCTAACTTATTGCAATCATCAATGGTTGCTAATCTAACTAAAGCTACCATTTATATTCTTCCTGATTTAGTCGTGTAGTAACCTGTCCATTCTGCTGATTGAAACGCACTCGGATAGGGAGTGGAGTTGTTCACTGTAATAGACACTCGGTCATTCTTAGATAGGATTGGAAATTCAAATTCACCATCTGTAAGGGTTGCTGAACCTATGTTCATAATTCCAAGTGGTGGGCCATTGAAGCCGTAACTATGAGTGACACCTTGGGTATTAGTCGTGACTGAAAAGCTGCCTGTATTTTGGTACAAAAGCTTGAATTGCCTTAACTGTAAACGCCCAGATGTGTCTGTTAGCTGGCTGCCATTTGCTCCTGCACTTCTCTTGTATTGCGTTGAGAAGGTATAGGCCATCGTGTATGGATAACCCACAAAACTTTCACCATCTAATGTGATTGTGACTTGGTTAGCGGCTGGTGAAGAACCAGATGCCAGACCATCTAGGTATACCATTTTCCCTGTGGCTGTTACTTCAGGAGACTCTTGTAACTGCATTTTTTCAAGGATGATTGAAGTACCACGTTGGATGATAAAGAACGCTGTAGATTCAATGACAGACAGATTCAATATCCGGTTGGCGTGAGGAAACTCCCACTTAGACCAAGACATTTGTAATGCTGAACCATCGCGCCTGAGATACTTATAAACGTAACAAGTAGGCACAGTATGAACACCATCTGTTAAAACAAATATCATGTCTTCGTTGGTGTTTGAAACTAATGTCGTAGCCTCACCTTTTATATAACGAGGGACATTGAGGGTCGCATCAATAGCGATATTGCTCGAAGTATCTGCCTGTACGAAGAACTCTCGCACACCTGTGAAGCCTTCACGATTAGTGGCGAAGTACACATACTCACCAGCACCGACAGGCTCTGCTTGTAAACTTGATTCATATTCAGTCGTCTGATTTATGGACACAGTTGCTGGGGTCAATGAATCACCGGCACTCAGCATAAATTGAGTCTGGTCAGAGAACAGCAGAAGTGTCTCGTTAAATGGAATCGCATGGCGAAGTATTGATACTTTGGTGTGACTTACAGCCACATCAATAGGGTCAGTGTCTAAAACAGTGGTCACTGTTTCTGGATAGAAACTGAAGTAACTTCCAGAGCGACTAAAGATGACATTCTCATCTGCAATCACGCCTAATCGGTTGCGGTGGAAAAATATATCGTTAAGCTTTTTTCCTACAAAGGAAGGGTCACTTGCAGATATAGCATCACCGACAGAACGGCTAATCCAAGCGTTAGGAGAAAACGTGAATGTGCCATTAGCATTTCTCACAAGTTTCCACGGCATGGTAGCTGCATTTAATGTGGAGTCTGCGCCCTCTGCTATAGACTCTTTCCAGACACCTTCGGCAGTATCACCAGCTTCATATTCAACGTAGTAATTATCAGCCTCAGAAGTTTCTTCGCCTACGACCTTTATCTTTGAGCCATTGAATGCACGTCTTGGCAAATCAGAGAATCTTTGTACTGAACCTTTAGAACCTATTAGCGCAGCGTTGCCAAAGGAATCCTCAGTGCGCAAAGTAAAGTCATTACCATCTGTTCTCTGGATTCGGATAGCAGAACCATTGCGGGTGATGGTGTACACAGAACCTAAATTACTTATTAACTGGCTCGTCAATTGTGTGGCAATATTGTTGGTCTTTAGGTCAGCCTTATTGGTGTCACTAGTGGTGTATGTAGCTCGCTGTACATTGTCTATGAAGACTTTATAGTCTTGGGCGTAGTTACCCTGCTTTACATGAACAATAGCTTCTGGATGGGCTGGTGTTGAGGTACTTGCTGTGACAGACGTAGTTATTGATTTATTTAAAATGAAAGTAAAATCAGCAATAGTAACTGACTTAAAATCTGTAAAAGGGTTACCCGTAGCTAGGTAAGAATAGCCGGAGGGCGTACTTACAGAATATTCAGTGCCATCAAAACCAAACACTTTTAAAGAGGTGTTGTCTGCAATAACAATATAACGCTCAGTTACGTCACGATTGATAGTGTGTATAAAGAAATTACCATTGGCTGCGGCATTGGACACTAAGTTAGCTAAATACTGCGTGGGTGGCCTCTTGCGTAAACCACTGATAATAGAACTAAATGCATTCACCTGTTCTTCTGCTTGAGAATTTAAACGAACACTAGGGGCTTGCTGTGATACCCCATTAGCGAGGTTTGGTATTGAGCTACTTACAAGTGCCATGTCTTACCTCGTTAGGACTCGTGCCACATCAGAGTGACCCGTCAATATGTTGTAGTCAGCATTCTGGGATTCAATAAGACGCAATGAGGTCAATGCTTGATACTCGTCTTCACGATTCATAGTATGCAGTGAGTCAGAACCTAGTAGGCGGTCTTGGAGAATACGGGATGCCCGTAGGGTTATGTAGTTACGTGCTGCCTCTGGGATTTCCTCAAAGGCCAGTAATAGAATTAGGTCACATTTCACTGTTTCGGTGAATGTGTATGTATGGTTTTTGCGGTCATACGCCCGTGAACCACGTTGAATTAAATCGTATGAAGATGACTCATTTGTAGAGTCAACGGACATTAAATTTGTGGGTAAAGGTAGATTTCCGTCTAGGTCAGGAACCAACGGATAGTCATACTCAGAGTTGAAGAACCAACCTTCGACTTGGACTCCACGATTAACATTTTGTAATACACTAAGTGCAGCTAATGCATCGACTGAAGTCATGTTGACCAAGGTGTTCACAGGTGCTTCACCGATTGTATTGAGCATGGTATTGACTGCTTCAAGCTCAGTTGTAGGCGTTAGGGACATCGTAGTGAATCCTTAAAAAAAAGAAAAAAAGGGGAACCGAAGTTCCCCTAGTGTGTTTGCCTATGGCAATGCTAATTCAATAGCAGCTTCTGGACGCAATACGCCATGTCCCATTGCATACTTAGCAACGAACAATGTACCTTGACGACGGATGTCGTACTCAGACTCAAGGCCCAAGTCCATTAGCTTTACTGTAGCGACAGCAGACTTATGGAATACAACAGCCTTAGTCTTAGTAAAGTCAGCGTGGTAAGTGTTCTGCTCACCAGTAACAGTGCTTTGGTTACCCGTAGGTAAGTGGTTAGACTTAACAATGGTGATACCAGCAACACGCAATACCTTACCATCTGCATAAGCACCCTCACCGCCCCAATCCTTGTTAAGAACTGTGGTGTCTTGTGCTAGCTTGTAATAGATAGCTGGCGATACAACGGCATAGCGTTCATCTTCAGGAATATCATCCCCATCCATCTGTTCAGCAGCGTCAAATAAAGCAGCTACGATGTTGGCAGAGGTAGTGAAGTTAGCCTTGGTGATTACAGTGCCGCCATTAGTACCAGTAATGGTTGCCGCACCACGCGCAGCTTGGACAACTACACGCAAGATGTTCTTGTCGTAGGTGTTAGCTAATACGTTACCTAACTCTTTGGTGTAGGTAGAGCGAACTTCATAATGTGCTTTCGCATCATCAATTGAGGCTATGAAAGCTGGTGCTACAAGCAAATCATCGACAGTGATAACCTTCTCTGCGTGTTTGATTGCACCGCCAGTAATTTCAGTACCTACAGCGTGGTAAGAAGCAGTCGCAGTACCCATAACTGGGAATGATGCAGACTTGCCGTTGGAGATTGTGCGAACAGAATGCAATGGAGCCATTACGTTCTTTTCTTCAAATTGTGTGATTACTTCTCCAGCGAATAGCTTGAGAAATAGTGCATTAGTATCGCCCGAACCATTGACTTGGCCGATGCGTGAAACAGTTGCGTTACTCATGTATATAGTCCTTAGAATAGGATTGAAGTTTCAAGTGATGTTCTCTTGAGGCTCCGGCCTTTCCGTGACTTCCACAGTGTTGTCCTCCGCAGAGGCAAAGTATTTGTCAGTGGTTTAGCTTTAAGCTTTGTAAGAGGGGGTGTCTTAGATAACGCTGGAACGCGCTAACTTAGCTTCGACTGTCTTACGGAATGCAGGGTCAGTCTTGTATTTAGGGTCACGCATTGCTGCGGTAACCTGTGCCACGCTTTCAAATTTACTACCCGCATTTGCAGTAGTTTCTCCAGAGATTAAGGAAGGGTTACTTCCAGTATCTGCTTGGTATTGAGCGTTTAGGCCGCGAACAGCCAATTGTATTTGTGCAGGGTCAGAGGTTCCCATGACGTTGTTGTACGCATTGACTTCAGCCTTATCAAGGTTGTTTGAAGCCCACTGCATCATGTTGCCATAGTTCTCTTCACCACCTACGCTACTGAACATGTCAGTGCGTAAGCTAGTGGCTAATGCTTCTTGCCCAGCGATGTATGAATCAACTACGTCACGGGGTATTCCCGATTTGTTGATGGCCTCGTAGGTTTCATCAGATAGCTGTCCATTACTGCCATACTCAAGTTGCATGGCATCAAAGTCTAAGCCTGCTTTTTCAGCGACTTCCTTTGCATCTTCGTTAGATGGAATTTCTGTAGGTGTCGATTCATCAGCTTTTGCCTCTGTATCTTTACCACCTGACATTTTCTTTTCTAGCGCAGCATAAGACTTAGCCATATCTTCTGGGGTCTTAAACTTTTCTGGTAACCACTCAGGCCGTTCATCCACTGTGGACTCTTGGTTGTCTGGGGTCTGGGGGGAATCACCTTCGGATTTAGCTACCATTGCATCAATATGCTCTTGGCTTTCTTCGCCTTCACCTTGGATGATATTTACAGAATCTACCATTATGTTTGTTCAGTTCCTTGTTGTGCTGTCATTTGCTCTTTCATAGCATCAAATGCTTGAGGGGCTAACTGTTGTCCAGTTTGCATCATCATTGCTTGCTGTTCTTCTTGTTGCATCTGTTCTTCAGATTTAATCAAGCCACCCATATCCATGCCTAGTGAAGTACCAACACGAGTGATGTAGTCACCTACGTTCATGTACTTCTGAATTGCTTCTGGGCCTAGAGGTTGAAGATGGTCTAGCATTGCAGCTAATTTGTTTAGGTCATGGCCTCGGCCTAAAGCCTCAAGTCCAGTGACGATTGTTGGGGATACAACACCCTTGGGTAACTGCGGTACTTTCTTCTGCTTTTGCATTTGTAGTAGTAGGCGGTTAACGAGGGGGAGTTGAAACTCTTGACTTAGAATAGAGTAGATACCACCAAGGGCATCTTCTAGCTCGGAAGCCATGTAGCGAATTTCTTCAGCAGTCACCCGTTCAGCATTGCGTTGGACTGATGAGTTCATTAAGAATGCAAAGGATAAACGCTCTTTGATTTCTTGTGCCGTTTGAAAAGCTATCTGCATGTCACCTGATTTCTGGACTTGCAGTGTGCTGACATCATTTGCATCACCTTCTCGGATAGCCCCATTTGGAGCTTCTGCTAAGACTCTAGCTCGTGTTGTGCCGTTGGGACGCACTAAGAATAAAACCTTAGCAGATGCCGCAGCAGCTTCAACAATGGATTGTGTCAAAGACTCAAGTGAGTTTAAGTCGCCTTGGTATTCTTCAACATACCCACGTCCGTATGACTCGCCATCAATCCGGCTAAGTCTAAGTGGAATCCAAGGGGATTTATCCAGTGGGTATGTGCCATCTGAATCAGGTACAGGAATGCCAGCCACTTCTTGTGCTACGTTCCATTTTCCGTCTCTACGAACTATGTGAGTAAATAAAGAAACTGGTTCATCATTGCTAGTATCTTCTGTATCAGATGACTCTAGCAGTTCTCTGATTTCTATAGGCAAAGCACTGGGTGACACATCTTCTTTAGTCACGATTTCTAGCGCATTACCCATTGGGTCGCGCTTTAGGACATACCTGTCCATGTGGAACACTCTCATGCCACCTTTATCAGGTTGGAAGAGAAGGACGTTACCTGCAACAAGCAGATGCTTTATGGCTTCAAATGCTGCAATCCGAGTTGAAGAAGATTCAATTTCAGACATTACAGCACGTTCAATTTTGGAGAGAGCTTCTTCAACTTCTGCTCTTGCACCTTCCTCTTGTGCTAACTCTTGTAACTTAAAATCGTCCACTGTTAAGCGGAAGAATGGCGAGTTAGGAGGTAGTAAGGCCAGCAACATTTTAGAAGATAAATTATTGACACCTCTCGCTCCAATTCCTTGGTACGGGGTGTATAACTTTGAATGTGCTGAATGACCATCTGGAGGAAGTAGGCTAGGTATAGTAAGTTCTGCTGCATCCCTAGCTCGGTCAAGGAAAGGTTGACGCTCAGACTCCAGACGCTCGTAGCGTTGGCGAATAACTGTCATATATATTTACTTCTTTGGAATGTTAATACCAGTAGGAGTAGTGCCACCTACTTGAGAATCAATCCTCAAGCTGGATGTACCTTTCTTCTTCTTGTTGGTCTGTGAACGCTTGTTGTCCACATCACCATTCTCACCAATGCGAGGTGCTGTTGGTGCAAGGTCTGCTGGTGGTGGACTTGGGGGTGCTGGCGTTGGGGCTGGTGTGGATGAGCCAAAACACATAGGTTTACTCCGTGTCGGGATTATTTTGTACGTCAGTGACGTGTTCTAGGAAAGTAATGAGAGAATACATTCCTCGCATACTTTGAATTTCAATTTGTGATTGTTCTAAAGTTCTTTCATTGATTGGAAAGAACTCCCGAAGAGCCTTAGTTAGCTCCACAGATACTGGTGGGAACTTGTCAATAGTCATTTAGCTTCCTTATAATGCAATTATAATTACGTTTCAAAGGGGTTATATCTACCAACCCCATGAGCTTCCACTCATACCTGCGGCTGAATAATCAGTGACTCGCCCTTCAAAGAAGTTCTTAAATGAATCACCATTCAAGACCCAATCAAGCCAAGGCAATGGGTTTTCTTCAATGTTCCAATTAGGCTTTAAGCCAAGATTGGTTAAACGTCTATCTGCGATATAGCGTATATATTCTTTAACCTCTCCCGAACTGATGCCTTCCACGCCACCCATTTCAAACGCCAAGTCAATAACGCTATCTTCAAGCTGCACTGCATTGCGATACATTTCGTAGATAGATTGTTTAAAGTCATCGGTAACAACCTCCGGATTTTCATTTATATATTCACGGAACAACTCAGTCATTCCAGCTACGTGCATAGTCTCGTCACGGATACTCCATTCAACAATCTCGCACATGCCTTTTAGCTTTCCAAATCGTTGGAAGTTAAGAAGCATGACAAAAGCACTGAACAAACTCATGCCTTCATTACAGACAGTTTGGGCAATAGCTTTTGCAAGTCCTTGCTTAGTGTCTGCATCAAATGTTTGCATGAACTCAATCTTTTTAGCCATCGCTTCGTATTCAAGAAACGCTGTGTATTCAGCTTCAGGAAATCCTAAAGTGTCATTAAGTAATGCATAGCTTCGCATGTGTATTGTTTCTCGCTGTGCAAACGAGAGCATCATCATCCGTGCTTCATTGTTTTTAATACGGGGTAAAAATACATCAACATAACTACCCCCAACTATCACATCAGATTGGGTGAATAGCCGGAGGATTTGAGTGATAAAGTTCTTCTCAGGTTGGGAAATCTTGCCTGACTTCCACTGGGTTAAATCTTCATTTAAGTCACACTCCCATTCACCCCACGCCAGCTTGTCATGTTCAATAGCTTGATTAACAAAGCTGGTATAGGAGAAAGGTTTAAAAGCGTTTGAAGTTGTTAATAAGGTCATTGATTATCCATGACAGGAAAGGCATTCATCATCATCGGCATAGTCTTTTAGAGCCACACGAGTAGGCTTGAAGCTGACAGTATCAGCCTTAGCTCCTGCGGAAGTTCGCAGGTAATAAAGTCCTTTAAGTTTCTTGTTGAAGGCACGTAGATGTACCTCATTGACGTAAGCCTTATTAGTCCCTGCTGGGAAGAATAGGTTTACGGATTGACCTTGGCAGATAAATGGTTGTCTATCCGCAGCATGGTCAATGACCCAGCGTTGGTCTAGCTCAAAGGCTGTCTTGTAGACTTCCTTGTGCCAATCATCCATCCATTCTAAATGCTGAACGCTGCCATCATTAAGTAGGATTGATTTCCATTGCTCGGCTATCCACAACTCAGGCTTGTGTTGCCATAGTTCAGCTTCTTCCCTAATCACTTTATCAAGGTAGGGATTGCGAACCAGATGTGAACCTATCCGAGTACGATGAGTAAACGCATTAGACTTCAGTGGTTCAATTGAAGCACTGCAACCCGCAATGATGGACGAATTAGCATTTGGAGCAATCGCCAAGAGGTGACTATTACGGACACCTTCAACATCCGGACACGAGCCACGTTCTCCCCCCAGGCGAATTGTCGCTGCGGTAGCTTGTGCCTTGATATGAGTGAACATTGTCGTGTTATACGAGTTAGCCATTACAGACTCCCACGGCATGTTTGCACGTTGCAAAGCACTGTGAAATCCCATAGCTCCAAGGCCCAAACTTCGCTCTTGGGTTGCGCTAAAAATAGCTTTGCGAAGTTCTATTGGTGCATTAAAACAGAAGAAGCTAATCACGTTATCAAGCATCGTGATGAGGTCAGAAACCATTGAGGTATCTTTCCAATGCTCAAAGTGTTCTAGGTTCACACTGCTTAAACAACAAACGGCTGTTCGTTCTTCAGAGGTCGGTAAGTGAATTTCATTACATAAGTTTGACCCATGTATTTTAAGTCCCTTATCTTTCATCGCTGGCGGTAGATGCCTATTCGCTTCATCAATAAAGTTAAGATATGGCTCACCAGTGCGGAAGCGAATATCAAGTAGACGCTCCCATAGGTCACGAGCTTTAACAGTTTCACGGACTGTTAAATCAGCAGGGTCAATCAAGTCCCAATCACTATCAGACATTACTGCATCCATAAACGCATCAGGGATGTTTACAGCATTGTGTAAGTTAAAAGCTTTGCGGTTAGGGTCGCCACCAGTTGGAACACGGATATTGATGAACTCAACAATGTCTGGGTGGCTAATGTTCATGTAGGCAGCATAAGAACCTTTACGAGTCTTACCCTGCCTGTAGGCAGTCATGTCACTATCAACAGTCTTTAAGAAAGGTATTGGTGAAGGAGCAACGTCACTAACACTGCGCACGTCAGACCAATGCCCGCCCACTCCACCGCCTTTGACAGAGAGCCATCGAAGCTCGGATGTGTGATTGATAAGGCCATCAAGACTATCAGGGACGTAATTAAGAAAACAGGATATTGGGAGTCCACGGACTTTTTCTCCTTGCGCAGGGGCGTTTGATAATAGGGGTGAGGAAAACATGAACCAGCCTTTACTGGCGTAGTCATAGATTCGTTGGGCTAACTCATGGTCGTTACGACAATAAGCTAAGGCTGCTCGTGCATAGGCATCTTGAGGGTCTTCACCATCACGACAGTAGTAGTCATTCAGAAGTGTTGCGGCTTGCTCAGACAGTAATTCGTTGCGAGTGTAGTCAACTACAATTGTCATTTAGCCACTCCGTTGTTTCTCTGATTCCTTTGAATCCAACTAGGGTGGCTCCAGTTTCAGTATTAATTATTGTGGGGACGCTACGCACTTTGTAATGAATGGCTGAATCAATATCTTTGCCGATGTCAATTTCTTCGTAGTCAATTTCTTCATGGTTAAGGACACTGCTGACTGCTTTGCAGGGCTGACACCCTTCGGTATAAAATTTTATAATCATATTATTTCTCAGTCATACTTCAGTTGCTGGAGTTCTAGCCAGAGTTCTGCGTAGTGCATTATCTTTTTTACATCAGATTCAAACTGACCTTTGTGTGGCGCACGGGTCGCATACTTAACGATGTTAGCTGCACAGAAGTCGAGTTCATTTAGCATGATGTATTCAATGGGTTGGATTGGATGAATGTAATGGTCACCCCCTTCTTGGCGGGATAGACCTACTTTAATTTTGGTGGTGTCCATAAGATAATATTTCCATCATCAGTGATGTCATTGAATCGTAAAATTCGGGCACATCGGGCTTGGGTTAATGCATCATCTTCAGTCAGGCCAGCCTTCGTATAGGCAGCTACGATAGCTTCCCAAATGGCTACGTTACGTAGGTGAAGGTCGGTAGATTGAAGTGATGCTTTGTGGAGGATTTGCTGCGCCTTAACAGGGCCAACTTTTGGACAACCTTTATAATTGTCTACAGCATCACCAGTGAGGATTTGGGTAAAGAATGAGAAGTCTGCATCAGCTTCGCTAATGGTAACAACGCCATCTTCTGGGTGGGCAGGGTTGAAGAATCTGCATGGTATGGTCTTTAGGTCTTTATCCTCAGACACTATGATGGTGTCATTACCATCACTACCCCGAATGCCTAGCAAGTCATCTGCTTCAAAAGGCTCAAGAAGAACAGCTTGATGTTCATCAATCATCCACTGTTTGAGTGGCTTCAAGGTCATTGGCTTTCGTACATCCTTACGATTACCTTTGTAGGAATCTAGGACATCGGTGCGAAAGTTCTTTGAACCTGTCAGGTAAAGCTTAAAATGCTCTGCACCTGTCTTCTCAATCATGGATGCAATCTTCTGCTTAATTAAAGCCTGACCTTCTGACTCATACGCATGAAGTGTCCATAAGTCTTCGTCCCATTTCACTGGAACTTCAGTAGCAGCCGCAGCTTGATAAGCTACGATGTCGCCATCAATCAGCAAGGTCGTCATAGACTTCTCCTGCTTCCGTGTTTCGCCTAGTGATAACTTGGATACCATACTTAATAGCAACGTGCTGCTCTTGCCAATCTAGGTAAGCACCCATTGCAAAATTGAAAGCTAAGGCAAGTGACACGACTGAAAAGGCTAGACAAACTAAAACCATCATTAAAGTTTCAATCATTCGTCAAACTCCTGTAGTTCTTGGTGGTACATTTTCAAAGCTTTTGCAAAACCTTCCCAATCTTCTACTCCATAGCTGTAAAGGCATTCCAATAGGTGGCTATCCTTTTCTATGTAGGTCAGGTATTCACGATTAACTGTTACAGTTTCGTTAGTCATCAGACTGCCCTCCGGTTTCTCTAAGATGCATTAGGCCCATGACAGTTATGTGCCAGACTCGGCCAAACTCTTCATCACCTACCATGCTTGTTGATATGAAACCCTTTACTGCACAAACAGCGATGTACTCAGCGTTAGTCCGAGCATAGTCACTACGTGTAGTAAAAGGTGATTGATAGGCACGTTTTAGTACCTCAGTGAGTTTCTGCCCATGAGTTTCCAATGTTAAATTCTCCATCTAAAGGACACTTAAAGTTGAACACCTCAGTGACTCGTTGAATTGTTTGGACAGCAATCTCACCTACCTTGTGAGCTAGGTCTTCACGAACAGCCACTTGGATTTCATCATGTACCCATGCACAGAGGCAGTAGTCGCCATTCCATCCATGTGTATAGCCTTGGGCTTGCATCTCGTTTTCAAATTCCAGAAGCCACTGTTTGCAAATGATTGCACCAGCAGATTGGAGTAGTGAATTAAGAGCAGCATGAGGTGAGCGAATATGGATATGACGACCATCAAGGGCTTTGATGTAGCCACGTCCAGCAGCCTTAGTAATAGCTTCACGCAACTGCCTAAGAGCAGGAGTCTTATCAAGAAACGCTTTCTTAATCTTCTTCCCTTCTTTGGCCCCACCACCGACCAGTTCACCAATCAGTTGGTCACCTCCACCATAATTAAAAGCGTAGATGAATCGTTTACTAGCCTCTCTCGTTGGAAGGCCAGCAGCCAGTTGATTAACAGTGTGGATGTCTCCATCTAACACGACATCAACGTAAGCCCCATCATCATAGATGGCCATGTAAGCAGCCAAGCATCGAAGTTCTAAGCCTGATGCATCAGCACCCATGAGCTTCCAACCTTTAGGAACAGTGAACAATTCACGACAGTCTTTACCATAAGGTGAGCGCATTGAAGGCACTTGAGCTAGGTTCGGGTAAGAGTGCGTGGCTCGTCCAGTGACTGCTCCATTCGGGTTCACACTTCCGTGAATCTTTCCGTTGGAGCAGACCTTGAGCCAGCCTTGCTTACCTTCTGATACTTGTCCGATACGCTTCTGCAACATGAAGTATTTGGCCATGTGCTTTGCTTCTGGATATGGCAGCTTTGCTAAAGTTGTTTCATCTACTTTAGGCTGTCCATTGTCTGTGAAGACTGATGGTTTCCAATCATACTTAGCAATAAGTCGGTTAGAAATGTGGGCGCGTGACGCTGGATTAAACTCCACTATTTTCAGGCTAGTGAAGGATGCATCCTTTGTCCGGTCAGCTTTAAGAGGGTCTTTATATTTGCAGCTACGTGCTGGTGTCTTGATACCTACAGAGACAACCCA